GACCCAAAGGCGAATTTGGTTTCTTTGCATTCAATGTTTGAGCAGCTTTTCCTAAACTTAATGACTCTTTTCATTTTTTACCCGCAGAGCCATGATCGGTAACAGGAGATTGGTTCCATTCCACCATGACGCGGTTAATAGCCTCTATTAGCCCTGATTGATTCGTGAAGCCATTATCATCTGCCGCACGCTTAAACCTCTTAGCGTCCTGCTTGCTCAGCTTGACAGTAAGGAAGCTAAACTCAGTTTTTAATACCGGCTCTTGTGGAAGTTTGTAAAGACTCCATAAATGCTGTGGAGTGTCCTGGTAAAACCGATTCTTTAATAGCACTGGGGGGCGCATACAGCCGATCATGTAGCCAAGAAAATACAATTTTCTATTAGCTGCGTTAGCTTCTCGAGAGATGTTATCTACTGCAACTGCGCTATAGACATCTGCCGTCGGTGCGTGGGGGTTTTCCCCTAGATACTCGACTAATCTTTGCGCCATAGGTCTTGATTTAGGGATAGCTTCTATCAAGGGTGCTAGTTCTTCTGGGTTAAATACTGCTATCGTCATATTACCAGTAGCGGCGCTTGCTTCTTGTAGTAATTCATTCATCGCTCGTTACCTCTGTAGTCTTCACAATTTCTGGCGTCAGATAATTCCTGACAAACCGCGTCTGATATCTCTTCAAGATTCACGCTTTCGGCAAGCTCTATACCGTCAAGCATCACACTGGTAATTGTTATTTCAAACGGCTCCTCTGGCTCAAGGTGCGTAGCTTTTCGAAATGGCTGAACGTCATAATCAACATCGACTTCTATTTCTATGTGCGTTTTTCTGCTCATGCGGCTTGCTCCTTTTGAAGCTGAGATATGAAATTGGAAACCTCTGAGTCACAGTTGCTTAATAACCAATCTGTTACCTCTTGCGCCAAGCCCTCTAAGACTTCCCACGCCGCGAAATCATCTTGTGATGCCATCGCCTCAGTGACTACGATCTCAATGTCCTTGAGCTTGCTATGGCCTTCCTGCTGTAGTTTGGAAACTATGCTTTTAAACTTGGTGATAGTTCCTTTTTCAAACGAGTTATATAGATTTGTTTGAATGCCTTGGTCGATGCTTGTTAAAAAACAGTGCATACCAATAGCGTCAGAATTCGTTATCAAGCTGTCAAAATACTTTTTCTGATCTTCGGTGTACTGGCTGATTTCAGGGGAGGTTATAAGCGGCTCGAATTGCTCATTCTGATTTGATAATTCAATTGCTTGAGCCATGCGATCCAGCTTTTCAGTTTTCGGCCAAGTCTTAAATGCTTGACGGATAACTGTTTTCAATGCCATTTGGATGTAGTCTGAAATCCACGGGCCCATTTTCTTCTTGCCAGACTCAGAGCGCATCATAATCGCGTCAGTTTCGACCTTGCTCATTTCATTTGTGAGGTAAGCCCCCGGTAACGGTCTTGGCAACACAATAGAAGCCAACTACTGCGCCACGGTCTTTAAATGCGTTAAAGGTATGGCTAGGCTTATCGTCAACACCGTTATTCGTGTAAACGTCTTCAGCGTAAACAGCCTTAGCTTGAACAAACTCTAAAGTACCTGACTGGATAGCGAGGTCGCACATGCCCATGTAAGAAGGGTCGAGGCAAATCTTTCCACCTCTAGGCACTAAGTATGCTTGCTTCTTTGCGGGGTTCAGAGACAGCCCTATAGACGCCACGTTCGACATTGCATGGAGCAGCGACAACGGATTTCCTCTTGCCACCTTTTCAAGATAAGAGTTTGCAGCAAATAGTTGAAGTGCATAACTTTGTTCCTGATCGAACAATATCCCTACAGGCGCATTCACAAACTTTGGTTCAGCCTTTTGTAAAAACTCGACTAATTCATTCATCGTTCTTTCTCCAATCTCGTTGCTCAATTTGCTGTAAAAATCCAGACTCAAGAATTGGCGCGCCGAATAGCTTGTCTAATGGCGTGCAGCCTTTCATAAGATCAGCCGTTTTTTGTCTAGCCTCAAACAAATTCTTAGCGTTAATAATCTCGTGCTCGAATTCTTCAGCTAGGATCTTGTCAGCTATTCTTGAAGCCTGGTGCTGGCCCCTGAAGGGCAATACTTTATTGCTCATTAGATTTCTCCAGCGATATGCTTTCTAACGCTTCTTGCGCTCCTTTGAATTGAGGCATTCCAGATGATTCGCCGTAGTAATGCTTACCGCAAAAAGAAATTAACTCGTCAATATTTCTTCTGCTCATGGCTGGCAAAATCTCAACCCCAAAAGCTCTGACAGAATCAATAATTATTTCACCGCCAAGCTCTTTGTAACTAATCCACTGATACACTTCGGTCAATCTTTGAATAGTCGTACTCATGTCCTCGCTCCCAATGCGTCGTTATGCGCTCGTGTAAATTCTCGGATAGATTCTTTCTTAACCGTGTTGATATGCTCTTGATTCGGATTGACCGCTATCAATCGAACAGCTCTGTCTAGCTCTTGGTCTTCTTTGATTTTCCACTGATCGGGATAGTTGGTTTCCGCGTAAAACTCAACCATTCTTAATGTGCATTGAGCCAGTTGTTTCATAAGGATTTCATAGCTCTTGTTTCCAGCTTCGGACACCTTAATCGCAGTCTTTGCTAGGTCGGCCAAATCTCGATCACTTGCTTCGCTAATCGCTAAACCAACAAAGTCAGATTTGGTATATTTCATTTGCTTCGAATGAGACTCAGATAGAAACTTTTGTACTGCGTGATTCATGCTCATAGTGAAAGTCCTATATTGGCAATGATGTAAAAGGAAACCGGCAGGCAAATCGCGCCGATAATTTGAATGTACCAAGGCTCGGAATCTGCCTTCAGGTCTGCGATTATTTGGCTAATCATTTGCTGCTCCAATTAGAAACCTGCGAGTTGCTTTTGCCGTGAGTGGCAATACGTGAGTTGCTTCTATCTCGAATAGTCCAGATATGGGCGTTATGCTCAGGGCTCCACTTGACGCTCTCACCGCGATTTCTTAGCGTGTTCTTGCGCTTGGTGTCTCTGACGATTCGGGTGTCTTTAATGGCGTTCATGCCGAAGCTCCTGAAATGAATTTCACTTGGTAGGAAATAGCAGGGCGTCTAGAGGTTGTCCTGCGAGTAGTTGGCCTAGCGGGGGTGATTGATCCTGATAGAACAGAACAGGCTACCAGCGCAATTACACCGGCCTTAGATAGCTTGTAGATGGCTTCTTTGATGGTGAGCGAGCCAGTCTTGAAAATTACTGAGTTGCGAGTCTGCTTGATGGCCTGAGTTGAGACGCCATACTTATTTGCAACTTCTTGACCCGTCATGGTGATCGAATCTTTGACCCTGCTGATCTCTGAATTTGTAAGTTTTCGCTCGTTCACTTTGTTCACCGTTTTGATTTGGTATGCGGTTATATTAACCAAAGGTTTATAATAAGTAAACACTTCTGGTGAATATATTTATTCTAGGCGAAAAAAAAGCCCCGAAGGGCTTGTGGTTTAGTCTTGCTTTAGCGTATCTGCGAGAATCTGACGCTGCCATTGTCCAAGACAGACCCATTAGGATCTCTAATTGTAACAGTGCCGTTTAGGGCGCTGTCCAGATCCATATCAAAAGTGCTCGACCCTACTCTGACATTGCATATGACCCCGCCGGCCGCTGTTGCAAAACAGGTTCCCGTCGCCGGCCTTGAGTCTCCTGTTTCGGCGCTCACAATTACCCCGTTAGCCCTCACAAATCTTGGGGTTACGCCAAGATCTAGGCGCAGGGAAGAAAAAGACTCTCCAAAAATTGAGATGCCAATTAAATTAAGGTCTATCTGGAACTCTTGAGCGGAAACATTGACAGACATAAGCGTGCAAAATAAAGTAATAACTTCTTCATTTTTGTGTATTCCTTAGTCTTTGATAGATAAACAAGCATTAAAATTTAAGATATTAGCGCGATAAATTGCCTATTAGTCCCGCGCAGCAGCGTTCTTCATCGTCTTCTCCTTGGTGTAAAGTGTCCGTCAGCTACCCCGCATATCACAGAGTCTTTCGGTATTTTAATAATGGGCTCGGGCCAATCAGGATTGATCGCCGCAAGGTACATCCCGTCATTTGTTATTTGTAGCGTTTTAAAGGTCACGCTCCCGTCCGGGTACGCACCACAACATCATCACCATTGTTTAGCCTCTATATCTGGCTCGAACTTAACCTGGCTCTTGTCTGGATAACCTTCTCCAGGTTCGGGGGTTGAACATTCGAAACCCCCTCAATACGAAGGACGTAAGCCCTTTCTCCTGCCTCAAAAGGCCAGTCTATCCACTCTTCGGCGTCTTCTACTGCGTACGGGTCCATCAATTCATCCCAAGTTCCGGCACAAACAAAAGAGATTAACGGGATTCTTCTTAAATTTCTATCCTGAAATGTAACATTGGGGTGACCAATAGTGTCAATGTTGTGACAGTCGGCCAATCCATTCATTAGCCAGTCAAGTGGAGTCCTTGTTTTTAAGGAAATCTTTTTAGCCAGCTCCATGCTTGGCAGTTTTTCCCCGTTGATTAGATTGCTAATAGTGGTGGCGGACACGCCAAACACTTTTTCCTATTTTGGCATAAGAGCCCGACACTCCTGATTCATTGAGCGATTTTTTGAATCTCGCGGCGAATTCTCGGTGTTTTCCTAGCGGTGCTGTTTTTGGTCTTCCCATGATGTTCATTTTAGTTGAAGGTATATTTACTATGGGTGATTGCATTTATAATCACTTTAGGTTAATATGAGCCTTATGAATACACCTATAGAGCGAGCCGTAGCCATAATCGGCAGTCAACGACAACTAGCCATAAAGCTGGGTGTTTCCCCTCCATACATACACAAGATGATTACTACAGGTCATGTGCCTCCCGAGCAATGCAAAGCAATTGAGTTGCTTGTTGGTGGGGCTGTTACAGCCGAAGAGCTAAATCCAAAGATATTTTTAGGTTCATGCCGCAAATAATAGCGCGGCTTTTTTTACCCAAAATTCCTATAAGTGCATGGCTAAACATACAGGTAGTTAAATGGCTGGAGATTGGATCAAAGTAGAAAACGTCACTCCTGATAAGCCGGAGGTTTTTCAGTTGGCCGAGATTCTGCAAATAGACCCTGATGCTGTAACTGGCAAACTGTTGCGTATCTGGATATGGGCTGACGAACAGACGATAGATGGTAACGCAAAAGGTGTTACACGTTTGTTGCTAGATCGTCTCGCAGGGGTTACAGGTTTCGCTAATGCGATGTTACAAACCCCTTGGCTGGAAGATGAGGACGGCCAATTAGTGTTCTCTAACTTCGATAGGCATAACGGCAAAGGGGCTAAAAAGCGTTCAGAATCAAATAGAAGGGTGTCAAACCAACCGTGAAAAACTGAAACAAGAATGTAACGTAGAAAGCGTTACAAAAGTAGTTACCAGAGAAGAGAAGAGAAGAGAAGAGAATACATATACGTCTAGCGACGTATCGGGTGTGTTTTCTTACTGGCAAGAAAGAATGGGAAAACCTCTTGCAAAGCTAGACCCCTCCAGAAAATCCAAGATTCAAACACGGCTTAAAAACTATTCCTCTGGCCAACTAAAAAAAGCTATCGACGGCTGCGCTTCATCCGAATATCACATGGGGCAGAACGACAGCAACAAGCAATACAACACGATTGACCTGATTTTCCGCAACGACTCCAAAACCGAAGAATTTATTGACCTGCTTTCCACTCAGCGTGAGCAGTCAAGTGGCGGGCTAGAAATATGATTCCAGATGTAGATTTTTAAAAAGTATTACAAGGATATGGGTCAACGCGAAAGCGGAAGGATTCACAAGCCTAGCAGATGGATTGACCAAATTGCGGAACGGATCTCTCGTGGTGGCAAGCCTTGGGGTGATTGCCTACCTTGGACGAAGTGTGACGAGCTTATCCGACTGCGACCTGGTGAGCTTTCAATCTGGGGCGGTATGTCAGGCCATAAGAAATCAATGCTCCTTGGCTGGGTTATGTGCAATCTCGCCAAGAATTATGAGTCTCCGGTAGCTCTTGCAAGTTTGAAATGCCCCCAGAAGAAACGATATTCAGAATGGCTCGCCAATGTACCGGCTGTGATCCTTCTGTGGACGCTGTGGGCGATTTCCTCAAGTGGAGCGATGAGAGGTTTGTGATTTATGACGAACTCGATACGGTCCACTTTCAGCGAATTCTAGGCTTTGTTTATTACTGCGCTGTCGAGCTTGGTTACAGGCATATTGTGATTGACTCATTAACAAAATGTGGCATCTCTCCAAAGGATTCTGAAAAGGAAAAAAATGTTCCTCGACAAACTCCAGTGGTGTGCAAAAACGACGGGTTGCCATATCCACTTGGTCGCTCATATTCGCAAGCCTCAGAACGCAGGTGAAGAATACATACCCACTAAATTTGATATTCGCGGAGCTGGCGAGATTACCGACTTGGCTGACAATGTTTTCATTTGCTGGTCAAACAAGAAGCGCGCCGAGATTCTGACCAAGCAGGAAAAGTTTGGAAACTTGGATGCATCCGACGCTGAATATCTTACTAAATCTGTAGACCAAAAACTGATCGCAGCAAAGCAGAGAAATGGAACTTTTGAAGGCACTGTAAATTTATTCTTTGAAAGACGATCCATGCAATTCGTGGCAACCGAAGGACGCAGGCACGACTTCAAATACAAGACAACCTACGAGGCAGCGGCATGAAGAATATCAACCAACTACTCGAAGAATGTGTAACTAGAATCGACAAGAAAACGAAGTCTCACAATAACAAGCAGGCCCATGACAAGGGTATTGCGGAAGCTAAAAGAATTCTTAATACGGAGAAGTTAACATGAAATACGGCGTAAAAATAAAGATAGATGTGAAGAAAATAGATAAGAAACTTTTGTTCAGCGGCGCTACAGCCGTCTACCTCGACGCAACGGTATTTATCGACACCGAGCAGAAAAGCGAATACGGCGATCACGGAATTATCAATCAGGATATTAGCAAGGAAGCACGAGAGAAGGGCGAGAAGGGCAATCTATTGGGTAATGCAACCGTGTTCTGGACGGGTGAATCTCAGCAGGGCGGCGGTCAACAACAGCAACAATCACAACCGCAGGCAGTTCCGAGCAGCTTCGATAATTTTGACGACGATATTCCTTTTTGACGTTCAGTAATCCGCCGTGATCATTATTAATGAACAAAAGGAAATGATGGAAAGTGCTTAAAGAATCCTGCACAAGCCGAGACGATTTAGCCAAGTGCTTCAAAGAGCTTCAAGCCCTTATGGACTTGAATGGATCTGTAACGGTGGTAGGTAGCGCGAAAGACCTCCAGGCTGAAGAGTTCGAGATGAAGAAAAAGCGAACGATTACTCAAAATAGTGCAATGCACAAATATTTTGAACTGCTCGCCATAGCTTTTAGCGACGCCGGATTGGATATGAAAGCAATCTTAAAAGACGACGCCGAAATCCCTGCCACGAAAGAAAATATAAAGCTATGTGTTTGGAAGAAAGTGCAGGCGGCAATGTTTGGCGAAGAGTCCACCACAGAATTAACCACAGCACAGGTCAGCGAAGTTTACGCGGTAGTCGATAGGCACACTTCTTCGGCCTTTGGTGTTCACGTTGAGTTTCCTAGCTGGATGGGTAGCAGATGAGCAACAGAGAAGAATCGGCCATGTACGACTTAGGCAGGCAGGCTAGGGAGCATGACTTTCAAACTATTAGCTGCAACGTAAGAGACAGGGTTAAGCGCTCGTGGTGGCTCGCTGGCTGGCATGACCTAGATATTGAAAAAGGAGTCAACAAGTTTTTTGATGATGTAAATCGATTAATTATCGAGGATAGAGCCGCATGAGAAAGCACATAATGATCCCTGATTGCCAAGTAACTCCCGACACCCCTACAGATCATCTAAGGTGGATTGGCGAATACATTGTAGAGCAGAAGCCTGATGCCATTATTAATATTGGCGACTTTGCAGACATGGAAAGTTTGAGCTTTTTTGACAAAGGAAAAAGGACGCGGAAGGCAGGCGATACATTCACGATATTCACGCAGCTCGGGCGGCTATGGAAAGATTATTAAAACCTCTCAATGACTATAACGTAAAAATGATCATCCAAAAGCAGAAGCAGTACAAGCCTGAATTACACCTAACAATGGGCAACCACGAACACAGAATAACCCGAGCAATTAACGAAGATGCAAAGTTAGACGGCGCATTAGGTTTGCTGGACTTAGGGTACGAAGATTACGGCTGGACAGTTTACGACTTTCTGGAGATGGCAACCATTGATGGCGTTGCTTACTCACACTTTTTCTACAACCCGCTAACTGGCAAACCTATCGGCGGGGCATCTATGGACACAAGGCTAAAAACTCTTGGATTCAGTTTCACGATGGGGCACCAGCAAATCAAAAATGGCAGGCGAGCGCAATCTTAATAATGGCCGAGTAGTTAGAGGCTTGGTTTGCGGGGCTTGTTACCTCCATGACGAGAAATACATTGGCCCACAAGGTAACGCATATTGGAGAGGGATATTCGTTAAGCACGAAGTCAGGAACGGCCAATACGATTTGATGGAAGTCTCCCTAGATTACCTCTGTAGAAAATAACGAAGGGATGCACGTCTGGGAATTCATGAAGAAGAACTATCCAGACATTTACGAAGGCAGCACTTGGATGAAATATCAATCATTAGCGGCATAGGGGAAGGGTATGAGTATTGAGAAAATGCTAGAAGCAGAATATACGAACCGAATCACTCCTAAGAATAATGGCGCTTCGGCAATAGAAATTCAAGTTGGCGGCAACCATTACAAAGACATGAAGATCCAGCCGGTTCAGTACATTCAAGCCAATAACCTCGGCTTTTGCGAGGGCAGCGTGATCAAGTACGTTTCTCGCTTTAAGTCCAAGGGAGGTGTTGAGGATCTGAGGAAGGCCAAGCACTTTATCGACCTGCTAATCGAGGCCGAGCTAAGTGAAGAAGACTAGAACCCTAAACAAGCTGGCCGATGATCTGGCAGTCGCTATGCAAAAGCATGTACGGCTCAAGGCGGCAGACTCAATGGGCTTCTGTCAGTGCGTTACATGTCCGAATAAAAAGCACTGGAAGGAAATGCAAGGCGGGCACTTTATTGAGCGCAGCAAGGCCCACAGGACGCTAGAAGAGAACATTCATCCACAGTGCCCATACTGCAATCAATACGGCATGAAAAGGGCTTCCGTGGTTCTAATTTATCGAAGATATATGGTTGATATGTATGGGGGTAAGTTTGTGACGCACTTAGAAGATTCTGCAAATAATGTTGTTAAGAGATTCCGGCCTGACTTGGTAAAAGAGATCAAGGATTTGCGGGCAAGAAACCGAGAACTGGAGGCTGAATTGTGAGCGCTGAACTTCTGAATATGGATTGCATGGAATACATGAAAGGGCTTGAGGATAACGCTTTTGAGCTTGCAATTGTGGACCCCCCTTACCGAGATGAGAACCAGCCGACCAAGGATATGAGAAATAACGGTTCTATGGAGAGCATTGTAGGCAGGCCGACCGCAGAGTATTGGACGGAATTATTAAGGGTTAGCAAAGAGCAAGTAATATGGGGCGCAAATAATTTTGAATTGCCTCAATGGAAGGGGTTTATCGTGTGGAAGAAAAAGACGATAAGTGAAAATTTTACTATGTCTATGTGTGAGGTTGCCTCTCTTTCTGAGGGGCTTGGCACAACTTCAAAGTGGATAGAGGTTGCCCCGCAGGATAAGTTTAGGTTTCATCCGAATCAGAAGCCCTTGCTTTTATATGATTTTATTCTCAAGCATTACGCCAAAGAAGGCGACCGAATCCTAGACACTCACTTAGGTTCAGGCTCTAGCGCCATAGCAGCACATTACGGGGGCTTTGACTTTGTGGGCATGGAATTAGACGAAGATTATTACAAAGATGCTCGCGCAAGGTTTGATCTAGAAACCTCTCAACAAGCATTTGATTTAGCTAATTAGCACCCTAGCCAACAGTGTAGTAGTATGCCTTAAGTATTTGATTAATCGCTTAAAAAGGTATGATGGATAATGAGCAGTTCTATCGCAGCAGAAGTTATAACAGACGCAAGCCTCAACAAGATGGCCTCTCTCATTAAACTAATTGCGGTAATATTAATATCTTTTGCTCTCTTGCTATCAGGATTGACTTATAATCTAGGCTTAATCCTTGGGGATTTAGAAACTAAATTGGGTGTTAGGGCGCAAACAGATAGCTTCAAAATCAACTAATATTAGATTAGAGCGTTTAGAGCGTCAATTCGACACCTTATGATGATAATC